GGCCGGATCGGCATGCAGCCGGTTCTCGGCGATGCGGTAGGGCACGCCGCGGCCATGCCCGCCCCGCCCGGCGGAAAGCGCGCGCAGGAAATCGGGCGGCAGCTGGAAGGCGTGCGCGTAGTCCGCCATCGGCGCGGCCGCGAGCCGCGGCAGGGATGTCTGGGCGGTGGCGAAGCTCCACGGATAGGCCGAGAGCAGTGCATCGCGCACGGAGGGGTAGAGATTGGCGGCGACCTCGGCCTCGGCGGTGCCTTCGTCGAAAGAGGCGATGGTCGCAGCACCGATCTTGATGAGCGCGCGCGAGCAGAGCGCGAGGGCGGAGAGCGCCATCGGGGGAACTCCAGTGGACGGACAATGCGAGGACCCTCACCCCTGCCCCTCTCCCGCATGGCGGGAGAGGGGAGAGAGAGGCTATGCGGTCGCTATTCCCGACAGCGCATCCGAACGACACCGTCGGCGTCGATCAGCACGGCACCCTGGCTCATCATGTTGTTGACGAACCAGGCGGCACGCTCGCCGTGCCAGGTGATGTCGGTCTGCACCTCCGCGCCGACCGCGTGGCCGATCGCGGTGCGGTGGAACCAGTAGCAGAAGCGCAGCGTGCCGTTCCGGGTGAGGCCCGAATGCGGCATCCAGAGCGTGCCGAGCCAGCGCTTGGCCTGCGTGCCCTTCCACGGCAGCTCGTCGTCGCCGATGTAGTCGGCGTTGGCGAACTCCGGGATCTGCAGCAGGTCCGACCACTGCTTCCAGCCGATCACGGCGTAGCGCTGGCCGTCATCCGGCACATCCGCCGCGCCCAGCATCTCGAAGGCGAGCAGGATCTTCTGCTTGGTCAGGCCGTCATCGTCGGTCTGACCCGCGCCGGCACCGACCGCCTCGCGCGTCGCCTGGTCGAGGGCGGCGATGATCAGCTCGTCGGTCTTGCGGCCGAGCGCGTAGGCGCCGGCATTGGCGATCACCGCGCGCTCGTCATGGTTGATCTTGAGCTCGTCGAGCTTGTCGATCCAGTCGCCGGCGTAATAGTCGGCGAGGAAGCACTCGACCGGCTCGTGGTCGAGGTTCATCACCGGCACCGCGCCGTGGCGCGCCTTGGTGCCGGCGACACCCTTGCCGACGCGCTGGAACACGGTGGAGGCGCCCTTCACGCCGGTCTTGGACCGGACGGTCGGGCGCAGCTTGGAGCCGAGCCGCTGGTAGGACTCGTGCACCTCCGTCTGGAACTGCTTGACGAAGGCCTGGTCGATCGAGGTGGCCACGATCGGGTTTCCCTGATGTCGGTTGCGGAGCGGGTTCGGGGCTGTGGCGCGCGGTTGTCCCTGGCGGGGCCTGCTCGCACACGCGCGGATGCCGGGCCGCCTCGGGCGGTTGACCGGCATCCGGCCGGCACGCCATCGGAACGGCAGCGTGCCGAAACAGGCGGGACGGATGCGCGGGGAAGGGGCGCGCATCCGTCCCGGTTCCGGGGCGAGCGCGGGAAGGGGCGCGCTCGGAAGCCCCGGCCCGGCCCCCGCGCGCGATGCGGCGCGGGCGACCGAGAGGGTTCAGGTGTCGATGGGCTCAGCGCTCGCCGGGGAAGAGCCGGCGGAACCCGTCGGAGACGCGGCTGACGAAGTCCGGATCGCGCTTCTTCCAGTAGCGCGGGTCGCGCATCATCGCGCGGAGCTCGTCCTCGCCGAGCGACGGACCCGGCTCGGCGTCGCGCAGCAGGCCCGGCTCGTTGTTCTCCATCATCCGGTGCAGTGCGAGCACGCCCTCGAAGGTCGACGAGAGCGCCTCGAACACCGGCTCGGGCAGGTTGGCCTTGCCCCAGGCGGCAAGCTGCTTGGCCACGCGCGCCCAGCGCTCCTCGCCACCGAAATGATCCTTCAGCCGTTCGATCTGCCGCTCGGCCTCGAACATCTGCGCGGCCTCGGCGATCAGCGGCAGCAGGCGTTCGCCGGCGAGGTCGTAGACGAGCTGCACCTGGGTCGGCGTGAAGCCCGCCTGGTGCAGGCGCCGGTTCACGTCCGGATCGGGCGTGAGCAGCGGATGGTGCGGTTCGATCGTGTAGGCGTCGGGCGTCTCCGGCACGCCGAGCGCGCGCAGCAGGCGGTTGCGCGCCTCCTCGTCCCTCTCGTCCTCGGGCAGCGGCACCATGCGCGAGAGCCGCTTCTCGAGTTCGAGATAGGACTTGAGCAGCGCCTCGACGCGGATCTGGCCCGCCTCCTCGTCCCAGAACTTCTCGGGCACCTCGGGCGGGCGCTTGCCGCGCGCGGCAGGCTTCGCGGCACCATCCTTGCCGCCCGCATCCTCGAGCGTGATGTCGATCAGGTTGTCAGCCATCGCTGTGTCCTCGTCAGGCGGCCGGATCGAGGCCGTGGGGCAGGGCATCGTCGGCATCGGCCGCGAGGGCGGCGGCGCCGGTCTTCAGGGCGTGCGCCTCCTCGGCCGTGCTCACCACCAGATCGGGTGGCACCCCGAGCAGGTTCGCGAGCCAGCGCGCGGCGGCGGCCGGATCTGCGGTCTGCGCCGCGGCCGGCCCGAGCGCGCGCACCGCGTCGAGCCACATCAGCGTGCCCGAGGCCTCCGACCGCGCCTGGAGCTGGGCGAGTGGGCTGCGCCACACGATCCCTGCCATGCCGCCATCGAGCCCGAAGGCCGGAACGAGACCACGACGGCGCAGGATCGCGAGGCACCGGTCGATCAGCGGCGTCAGCAGCTCGGTCTGCAACCGCCCGAAGGTGGATCCGAGCAGCCGCGCCATCTCGGCCGCGCGCTCCATCACCTCGGTCGCGGTCATGCGCGCCCCCTGCACGGGCCCCAGCCGATCGGTCAGCAGGGCGTGGCGGATGCGCGCGCGCAGATCGTCGAGCACGAGCTGGCTGACATCGAACCGGCCGGGAGCGGCAAGCGGGGTGAGCCCCGAGGAACCCACCGCCTTCGGAATGATCGCGCCGGGCACGAGGCGGATGTTCGCCGGGTTCAGCACGCCGTCATCGTCGGCCTGCCAGATCCCGGTGACCGCGATCGAGGCGTTCTTCAGAATCAGCTCGACCACCTTGTTGGCGGTGCGGATGTCGGGCAGCGCCTTCATCACCGGGCTGCGGCCATAGGTCTCGCCGGGCGCCTTCATCCAGCGGAAGGCGATGAAGGGCGAGGAGGCGAAGCGGCCGCGCGCGAGGAGCGCCGCCGGCTCGTCGCCCGCGCGCAGCACTGCGGCATAGGCATAGCCGCGGCCATCCGGGATGACCGCCTCGATCACCTCGTGGCGCGTCGGTTCCCCCTCGCGCTCCTCGGGGCCGAGCAATGCGCGCGGCAGCGCGGCGCCGGGGAAGCGGGCGCGGATCTCGTCGCGCGTCATGCGAAGGCTTCGGAAGACGGTGTCGAGCTTGCGGTCGGGCCCCTCCTCCAGCGTGACCTCGGCGAGCGGCACGGCGGCGAAACGCAGGACGGAGGGTTCGCCGGGTGGCGCTTCCTCGATCGCCAAGCACGCGGTGCCGGCGATCACCAGGTCGAGGAAGCACTGGTGCATCTCGACCGTGAAGTTCGACCGTTCCAGTTCGGCGTGCAGGGTCTCGGCCGCGGTTTCGAGGGTCGAGGCCCAGGCATCGCCCGCCAGCGTAGCCGGCACGGCGCGGCCGGGGGTGAACCCGAACCAGCGGAGCCAGGGCGGGGTCAGTTCGGCGAGCAGCGAAGCGGCGAGCTGCTCGGCGGCATCGGGGGCCGTGCCGTCATAGATCGGCACGCCGGCGTCGCCCGGCCGGCCGGGAAGCGCGTGGTCGTAGCAGTCCTTCCAGATGCCGTCCCAGATGCGGCGGCGGGCGAGCGCGCGCGCCTGGCGCGCGAGGATCGCGTCGGGGTCGAACTCCACCTGCGTCCTCACTCGCCGAGCAGCGACTTGCGGTGGGTGGGCGGCAGAGCATCGGCGAGCACGCCGCGCCAGGAGGTGGCGACGGTGCCGGTCATGCCGCTGCGGCGCGCCTCGAGGGCGGCGATGCGGCGGGCGCGCTCCTCGTCCGCGGGGGTGGGCTGGGCGGCAGGCTGCGGAGCGGGCGCGGCAGGAGGGGGTGCGGGCGCGCGGAACAGGCCACCCATGCGTGCTCTCCTCGGGACAGGGCGCGGGCCGACAAGCCGACGGCCGGCCCCGAGGGGCCGGCCGTCGTAGTCGGGGAGGGAGGATGGAGCCAGAGGGCACACTCCGCCCCTTGGCCTGATCTTTCTAACGGCGGGGGCGTCGGAGCGTCAAGACTTTTTTCCTATCTGTCCGGTGTCGTAATGGCGTGCGAGGCGGCGGTAGAGGCCGAACGGCGTCAGCACCAGACTCCAGCGCAGCCCGAGCAGCCTCAGGCAGGCGGTGACGCAGTTGAAGGGGCCGAAGGGCGGAATGAGCCCGTTCCGGGGTGCGACCGGGGTAAACGGCCCGAGCACCCGGAAGCCTGCGCGGCGCCAGAACGCCGGCAGGTCGAACTCGGGCTCCACCGCGAGGCGCTGCACGACGAGTCGTCCCCAGAGTGGGTCGACCAGCGTCCAGCCGCGGTCGTCGGCGACCGCGGCGAAGCAGTGCCGGAACCCCGGCCTGAGCAGCCTCAGCCAGGGCAGATCGGCGCGGCCGGAGAACGCGATCCAGATCGCGCTTTCGGGCACCCGTTCGGCAACCCGGGTCACGCGACGATCCCTTTCATGCGCAGCGGCCAGTCGAGCCGGTCGAGCGCCTCGCGCCAGAGACGGAGCGCCGAGCGGTCGCCCGGGTGGCGCGGATCGGGCGGCACCTGCTGGTCGCCGAAGCGGCGCAAGACGCGCAGATGCGCGATCTCGATCCGCCGCTGACGATAGAGCCGGTCGAGGCAGCGGATCACGTCATCGGGCTCGCAGGGGCGCGGCTTGATGCCGAGGCCGGCGACGATGCGCGCCCCGGCGTTGCGGGCGGTCAGGGCGGCGATGGTCCAGAACCAGGCTTCCTCGGCGCTGGCGAAGGGTTCGGTGCGGGTGGGGCCGGACAGCACGGGGGCGTAGCGGCGTTCGGCGGCTGCTGCGGGCAT